GAGAGGTGTCCTGCCTCTCTCTCAGACAGTTAGCGTCCCCAACTTCAACCGTTGCTTCAACTGGATGCTGTAACTTGCTGATTCTTAGCTACTTGTGTCAGTACAAAAGCTAAAAAACTACGCGCAAACCGCAGTCGCATTATGGGGGCGGGGTTACGCAGGCGGTTTTTGTGTGTGTACACATGTGTATACATATATATATAATCCCCCAGATCTGTATTTCTACCAAAAAAAAGAAGACGGGAGTCACGTTGGCGAGAGAGGGGGTATATATGTGTCCACTTTTAAGGTATTGTAAGATGCTGTATTACAAGCACATAAGACTCTTTACTTAGAATCTACTTTATGGCTTGACTTTTTAAAAAAAAAGCTGTAACTTTGCCTACATTGTTAGTGAAGTGACAAAATAAGTTGTTTTAAATGCTACATTGGTAAATTTATGAGTGCGTATGCACTTTAAAATAATACCACGTCAATCAAACCATACGAGCTGTAAAGGCACAAAGACTGTCATGATAGTAAAAAAGAATAATACCTATGAGATCCGCAGCAAAAAGGGGAAGCTACTAGGTAAATTCTTGACTAAGAAGGCTGCACTGAAGCGCTTGCGACAGATTGAGTTCTTTAAGAATAAAAAATAGTATATTTGTTGCATGGGAGTACTCACTGTAACAATTAAAGAAGAGCTTTCGCTCAATGGCACTCAACAGGGTGGTATAAACACCCTTAGTATTGCCAACATCAATCAGTCTTATAAAAGGACTGTCACTTGCCCCGCCAGTGTAGACACTACGATTGCTTCGTTTGAAGAGACGACTGCTACCACCGCAGGAAAGCCCAGTCTTGACATTGATGATGTGAAGTACATTCGAGTAACCAACCTTGATGATACTAATTCAGTGAATCTGTCCTTACAGGTATCTGCAGCTGAAAATGGCACAGCAGATTCGTCTTGCACTGTGTTGTTGGAAGCTGGTAGAAGCTTTATATCTGGAACTGTGCATGACGGCATCGCTGTGGATGACGATCAAAAAGATATTATAGTTAATCTTACAGACTTAGAGAGCCTTTTGGTTGACCCAGGCTCAAACTCAGTCAAAGTAGAGGTATTTATAGCAAGTGCATAAGGCCCTTGGGTAGTAAGAACTACTTCAACCCTAAATTAAAACGAATCAACCCTAGCTGGGTAGCAAATAAAAATGCAGTTAAGCAAAAATCTATCACTAAAGGAGGTCGTAAAGTCAAACACGGCCAGCCGCCTCGGTATTGATAACACCCCAGAAGACTGGGAGATCGAAAACCTCAAGGCTGTAGCAAAAAAAATATTCCAACCTATCCGCGACCACTTCGGCGTACCTATCGCTGTGAGCTCTGGATACAGAGGGAAGGAGCTGAATAAAGCTATAGGGGGGAGCAGATACTCACAGCACATGGTGGGGGAGGCGCTCGACCTGGATGCCGATGTATTTGGCCGCATCACGAATGCAGATATCTTCAACTTCGTAAAAGACAACTTGGTGTGGGATCAGATGATCTGGGAGTTCGGAGATGACGAAGAACCCAACTGGGTACATATCTCATATAAGTCTGTGGGACAGAATCGCAAACAGATTAAGCGAGCCCGCAGAGACGAAAAGAATAGAGTTTACTACACTGTAGAAAATGCCTAAGCAAGTATTTAACTACGCTCCTGGCGAAAGCAAAAAAAAGCGGCCAGGAGTACACGCTAAGACGAAGACGTCTAGCAACAAGCAAAGCAAAAGCTACCAGAAAGCTTATCGTGGTCAGGGCCGCTAAAGAGAATTGTAGAAACGCTGTACCGCTAGCCTACCTTTCTGCGACAGCCCATAACGAACTCTGTAGTTATACTTTGTTTCATCACGGAACAAGTGATCCTCTAGAGTCTGAGAAGGGCTAAGTTTATCAAATACTTTATAGATATACCCAAGACTCATCAGCGGGTATATGATTCTGTCAGCTAGATTTCCTCTGCTCATCTGGTAGTTCTCCGCCGCCCAAGAAATAGTAAAGAACTCCAGGTCGTAAGCGTACAGCATAAAATAAATATATCCTCTAGTCAGGCTAGGGTTATCCTCTAAGAACTCGTTCATAGCTGTTCTTAGATTTTTAAGGTGGTTTTGCTTTACGTATTTGCTAGGGAGTTTAGACATATCTCTAAACATCCGCTTCTTTTTAACTGTCGATTTTGGCATCTCTATTCTGTCGTATATTTGAATCAAACGAATTTACAACATGAGCCCCAACGAGACCCTCTTCTTTGCTGAATTGTACAGCCTTGTAAAAAAGATGGAAGAGACTATCGAGGAGTTTGATATGAAGGATAGGACCGTTGCTTCTATTGTAATCGGAGTAATAGATTACGACGCTATAGAAGTGGGGGATACGGAAGCTGAGATGAAGACTATGTACAGTTTCAATATCCAAGACAGGCAAGAGCTGGAAACTGTGAAGACCATAATGGATAATGCCTACAAAGACGACGACCCTCTTGATGACCTGTTGGGTGGATTGGGAATATCATTAAACTAATGGAAGGACTTATTAGAAAGATTGTGGTTGGCAAAGACCCCAAGAACGGAATGGCTTATTATGTAGGTATGCGAGCTGGATCTGGAGAAGTATCTGCTATCATAGAAGACGACAGACATCTTCACAAGTTTGGTAAGCAACGTTATTTGATCTACATTGAGAACGATGAAGGCACCATGTTATGGAAGAGCATAGATGAGATGTCATGTGTTTTAGAATTTGATCTTAATTTTTGATGGCAACACAAAACCTTTATACAGACGGATCGGAGTTCAAGCTGCCTAACGGCAGAAGATACAGAGGTTACTACCATATTCACCCCAAGAAAGGTGCTATGGTGGGTGCTGTTCATGTAGATAGGTTTCATGCTATTCTTGAACCTGTAAGTTCAAAGTCCAGACAAAGTGTAGCGACTAGACAGGCAGAGATTCCACCACGAGTCGTTGAAAGAAGGCTTCCGACTGTAGTGCCTCCTGTTCGCCCTGTATCTCCACCTCCCAGAATTCAATCAAATCGCACTATCACAACTCCTAGCGGTGGCGGTGGCGGTTACTAAATTTTAATTAATGAAAACATTTAATTTGTTTGTCGTCGAACTAGACAGGACGATAAACGACACCATCACTACGTCTGGTGGTTTAGAGTTGTACATAGACAATAGATTCAATGAGTTTGAAAACAGAGTTACAGAAGGCCCTGTCGTGGCTGTCCCGTTCAAGTACGAAACTGGTGTCGAGCCTGGCGACACGTTGTACTTCCATCATCTCGTGGTTATCAACGAAGGTCAGCCACTTACTGGTAATGATAATCACTACCTTGTCAGGTACGATCAAGACCACGCTATCAATAATCAAGCTATTGGCTTTAAAAGTGGCAGTACTGGTGCTATCCAACCTCTTGCGGGTTGGAGCCTTCTTGAACCCGTCGAAGAAGAGGAAGTTCAAGAATCGGAAATTATCGAAGTTGTTAAACTTACAGAGAAACCAACAACAAGAGGTAGAGTCGCATTTACGTCTTCTGGGATTGAAGCGCTAGGGCTAGAGGTCGGCGACGTAGTTGGGTTCAAAGAGAACCGAGACTATCGCATCAAGATAGATGGCAAGGAATATTACAGAACCCGCCTTGAAGACTTGATGTATGTTGAAAGATAATTTAATTAATATGACTATGATTGCCTCTGAAAAAAGAAAGGCAGACGAGCTTATGTCTGCTCTGGAGCAAAACGAGTGTCTTATAGCCGATGGTTTCGATGAAGCGTTGATAGGAATGACACATGGGTCAGAACCAAAAGCCGTTTACGATATTGACCAAATTATTGACATTCTTTGTAGGGATGATGATATGACTCGTGAGGATGCTATTGAGCATTTCGAGTTTAATATAGGTGGGTCATATGTGGGTGAGCGTACCCCTGTATTTGTGTACTGCTCTCAGTACGGAACATACTGGATTGGAGATGAGCCGTTCGACTAAGTTTACTACTGTCAGCGCGGCTAGACGACTTATGTCTAGTATGGAGGTGGCGATCAATAATATGATTGAAGAAATCAAAAAGCCTGTTGATCCAGAGGCTGGTGGGTCTGCTCGAAAAGCAGAATTGCAGTCAATCAAGCAGACTGCTGTGGATTGTAAAGAACTTCTGGTAGAGCGCCAGAGATTAGAACAAATGGTTAAAGAGCTACAAGCAAATGGAGAAATCGAACAAGACAAAGACTACTCAGGAGGATTCGCAGAAAAATTCTCAAAATAATCCTAGCGGTTTGATATACTGGGATGACTATAACTTTGATAATCAGTCAGATACGGCTGGTTACTTAAATAAAAATTTTAAGGTTAAATACTTAAAGTCGTAATCGTCGCCGCATGCCTTACAAAAGAAAAAAAGATCAGGCTAAAGCGGCAGCTAAACACTACCGAGAAAACAAAGAGAAAATAATCTCTAGAAGCTCGGATAGAAACAGAAGGCAAAGAAAAAAGAACAAAGCGTTTGTAGACCGAGTAAAAAGAATGTTCAGCTGTGTGGATTGCGGGGAGTCAGACCCAGTGGTCCTTGAGTTTGATCACGTAAAAGGAGAAAAGAGAAGGGCAATAGCTGATATGGTTTCTAACTATTACAGCATTAAAACAATAAAAGACGAAATAAGGAAGTGTGAGATAAGGTGTGCAAATTGCCACCGTAAAAAAACACACGAGCGAATGCACTCGTAGCTCAGTTGGATAGAGCATCTGCCTTCTAAGCAGACGGTCACAGGTTCGAATCCTGTCGGGTGTACAAATTAAATTCAATGTCTGTACTCATAGATATAGATGGTTATGAAACTAAAGGGATTAAGATCGACCCTAACGGCACAGAGGGAGATCACTTCGAATCGAGTGGGCTACTTATTGTGCTACCAAAAAAACCAAAGCGATCTGAGATACTCTTCCATGCAGAGCCAAAGGAGTTGCAGCTGTGGAGGCGCTTGCCTATGCCCGAAGAACTGCAAAGGATTCGAAGTATGGATGAGTGGTTCGAGAAACCTGCCGAGTTTCGGTCAAAGTTTCGTGTATACATCGAGAAAGAGTTTCAACGCAGGCGGGACGGTGTTTGGTTTTACAACAATGGGGTCCCTACGTATATTACAGGGAGACACTATATGTTTCTACAATGGTCTAAAATTGATATCGGATACCCATCATACCTCGCTTTCCAAAGAGAAATCTTTCTCCACATGGCTGCTTGCGAAGTTGATCCCCGTTGTTTCGGTCAGCTATATACTAAGTGTCGTCGTTCTGGCTACACTAATATATGCTCTGCTGTCCTTGTGGACGAAGCTAGTCAAGTTAAAGAGAAGCTGTTGGGCATTCAGTCAAAGACTGGTAAAGATGCTCAGGAAAACATCTTCATGAAAAAAGTAGTCTCTATTTTTAGAGGCTACCCTTTCTTCTTCAAGCCCATCCAAGACGGTACCACTAACCCCCGTATGGAGCTGGCGTTTCGTGAGCCATCAAAAAGAATTACGAAAAACAATAAGACGTCTTACCGAGGTGACGCACTCAATACAGTCATCAACTGGAAGAACACAACTAATAACGCATATGATGGTGAGAAGCTGCATATGCTTTACTTGGACGAGGCAGGAAAGTGGGAGAAACCCACAGACATACGTGAGGCTTGGAGGATAGAAAGAACTTGCTTGATCGTAGGTAAAAAAATTGTCGGCAAGGCAATCGTTGGGTCTACTGTCAACCCTATGAACAAAGGCGGTAAAGAGTATAAAGGTTTATGGAATGATTCAGATCCTAATCAGAGAAACGCCAACGGAAGAACTAGGTCGGGTCTCTACAGAATATTTATTCCTGCATACGAAGCGTTAGAAGGTTTCTTTGATCAGTATGGAAATGCTGTAGTTGAAGATCCTTCCCAAACCGTACACATACATGGTGACGTAATAGGTATCGATGGTGAGGTCATTGATTTGGGTAGTAAATCTTATTTAAAAAATGAGAGGAAGTCTTTTAAGGATGACCCTTCTGAACTTAACGAGATAACTAGGCAGTTTCCTTTTACCGAAGACGAAGCCTTCAGGGACAGCATTGAGAGCAGCCTTTTCAACATAGGCAAGATCTATCAGCAGATAGAACACAACGACGAGCTATTCCCAAATCCTGTAGTTACAGGGAACTTTACTTGGAAAGAAAAAGATAAAGAGGTGGTGTTCTCTCCCACCCCTAACGGCAGGTTCAAGGTATGCTGGATGCCAGACCCAAACGAAAGGAATATATCTAAA